TGCTTGCACCCTTGATTACCCCTTCGTCGTACAGAGACACGATCTGAGCCTCGAAGTCCTCTGGAAGGTACACACCCTCCAATGGTAGGGGTTTAGCCGCCAATAGGGCTTCTGTGAGGGCTTGGGTGCCATGCTTCTGAAGGGTCTCGTTGGAATCCTTCTCAGGCAGGGTGACTTTCCAACACTTCGCTCGACCGATACGCCTAGCGAGTTCCTCAACGAGTGCCTGTCCGGGTTCGTCTGCATCGGGGAAGAAGATCACCCGCTCGACAGACTCGATGAGTTTGCGAGACTCCCAGAGGTACGAGAACTTGCCATCCATCTTCGGATCGACCTTGCCAAGGGAGACCTTAGCCGGTGCGCCATTCGGGACAGACACCGCATGGATACCGGCAGAGGCGAGTGCGAGGACATCCATCTCACCCTCGCAGATGACCAAGTCCGTACAGCCCTTGGGCAACTGGTTTAAACCGAAGAAGGATCTTGCGGCACCTTGTTGGGTGAACTCTTTATCGCCTGTGCTTCGCCACTTGATGGCCTCTGGCGCATGAGGGTCTCCGTATACGAACCCTATGGCGGGTGACTTGCCGATCCCCGCGAAGTATTTCTCAGACCCAACTAGTGGGAACTGATTGGCGATGTCAGGGTCGATTCCTCGACTGACGAGGAAGTCTGTGACGATGTTTGGTATGTGTTCTGTCGGCGGATCAACTGGTTTTCGCTGCTTTGGGAGAGTCGAAACTTGATTCTGGATTTGTGTCATAAGCGTTCCTTTACGGATTGCACCACGGATGCCGCAGTGAAAGCATTGATAGACCACCCTGTCTGATTCTACGGTGATTCCCATGCTCTTCTCATGAGATTTCTTACGCAGTTCAGAACAATGTGGGCATTGGATTCTGCCTGTTTGATTTTGACTGACGATGATCTCTGATGGAGTCATATCTGTTTCCTGTTTAAATACCTCGCCCCTTTTCCGGGTGGCCGGTGGGTACCTGCCAGTCCGTACTCAGTGCGCCATGCATCTCAGCATGACTCTGGAACTGCTTTCATGGGAACCCAAAGGTTCATGCATTACTTGCACAAGTCCAGACCGGTTTGGCCGTTAGCCACCCACCATGGTGTCAGGGGCAGACAGAGCATGGATTTACCTAGGCACTTTGGGGCGGACAGGATGATCCCCCTGTACTCATTTACGGCTCGCCTGACCGGCGAAACAGAACGGGGGATTGCTATGTGGAAGGAATCCAGATAGGATTCTCCCCAGTTCTTGTTTCTTGCAACTCAAGACTACCGTCTGTCCCCCATACGGTCAAGCCCCGGTTGAGAAATCTTCCGGGGCTTTTTTTTATCCCCAAAGCCAACCATCACCCATCTTCGTGATCACGATGTGCGTTCGTGGGTTGACCTTGTCGAGAGCATGGAAGACATGCTTCTCTTTCACTTGTCTGTCGTTCTCATAGATCAATCCCTGCATCGCATCAAGAATCACAGACTCATCTAAGTCAGGTCTGCGTGATGCGTAGAAGATCCGTAGATGTACGGCAAGGTCTCCCTGTAACAACGAATCTAGTTTTTGGCATTGCCGCTGGAAATCCTTCAGATATCCACGAGCCTTCGCAGACTTGATGAATGCTGGTCTGCCGTTTAAATGAACCAACTGACGACTGTTCGCCTTGCTTGCAGGTTCACCTAAAATTATAAACGAAACAATTGGTACGCTTGTTGACATATCACTATCTCAATCTGTTATCGTGGCATCTTCCTCACAAGGCAGGAGCCTAACATGAAGATTGAAAAAAATGTGCCACTTCCAAGTCGTATCGCCAAGCGATATCGCATTGGAGCCTTGCCACTCAAGGACATGAATCCGGGTGACAGTCTCTTCATCGAGATCAATGAGAGTGATGCAGAGATTTCTCGCATCTTGCACTCATTGCGTGTTCGGCTTGGCAGATTTGCTTCCAAGAACCCCAAGTTCCGCTTCAGTTCATCTAAAGAAGCCAAGGGCGTTCGGATCTGGAGATCGGTATGAGATTGACGAACAAATTTGGGCTGCCAGATACCGTTGTCAAGGCTCTCACGCGAAGCGAGTACAGCAAGGGTGGTAGCAATCGATCCATCACCCAACTCATCGACTCACCCCGTGTCCGCATCCTCCGACAGGAGAACTGGGACAACATGGAAGAGGATGTGAGCGAGAAGATGTGGGCTGTCTTGGGTTCAGCAGCGCACAAGATGTTCGAAGAGACCGGCGATGACAGGCACATCACCGAAGAGCGTCTCTATGCAGAGATCGAAGGGTGGGTCATCTCTGGTGCCATCGATGTACAGCGCATCGAAAAGGACGGCATCACCGTCATCGACTACAAAACGACATCTGTTTGGTCTGTCATCCTTGGAAAGGAAGGATGGGAGACGCAGTTGAACTGCTATGCCTCGCTCGTTCGCCGCGCAAAGAGCAAGACAGTCAAGGGGCTGAAGGTCATAGCCATCCTGCGTGACTGGAACCGGCGTGATGCAATCGAGAAGCAAGACTACCCCAAGGCTCCCATCGTTGAGATCGACATCCCGATGTGGGACGAGTCTGAACAAGACCGATACCTTGAAAGCCGTGTTGTATTGCACCAGTCCGCTGAGTTCCAACGACTAACTGGCACGGAACTTCCAGATTGTTCGAAGGAAGAGCGTTGGGAGAAGCCCTCTGTCTGGGCTGTGAAAAAGATCAGTGCCAAACGAGCAACAAAACTGTACGACAACGAGGGTGAGGCAAAGGCTGCACTTGTCGATGGTCAAGAGATCGAGTTCCGTCAAGGAGAATCCAGTCGATGCACCGCCAACTGGTGTCGTGTAAACGAGTGGTGCTCACAACATAAGAACTTTTTAGATAAACAACTTGCAGACTTATAATCAACTGGTATCATGTGCTTTCAACAGGAGGATCTATGACTGAAGAAAATAAATACGCTGAGATCTGGAATACGCTTTCGAAGATAGATGTCTCGAAGCATGTCGAGAAGAAGAACGGACTTTCGTACCTGAGTTGGGCTTGGGCATGGGGTGTCCTGATGGACAAGTACCCCGATGCACAGTACGACTTCAACGAACTTGAGGTTCACGCAGATGCGACGGTGACGGTGCATTGCGTTGTGCTCATCAAGAATTGCCGACGCACCATGTGGCTGCCGGTCATGGATCACCGGAACAACGCGATCAAGAACCCCGATGCGCGGAAGATCAGTGACACCAAGATGCGCTGCCTAGTGAAGTGCCTCGCAATGTTTGGATTGGGTCATTACATCTACGCAGGTGAGGATACGGTCTCTACGGACTCTTCCCCTGCTTTGAGCAACGAGGAGATTGCAACACTTAGTGAGCCGCCGCAGAAGGTGAAGAAAGAGGTGCCTACTAAGTCGGGTGTCAACAACATCCCCACAGAGGAAGGTGCCGCAGAGGTTGTTGGGAAGTTGTTGGAGTTCGCCAACAAGTTCTGCACTGATGAGGCAGGACTCAAGTCTTTCTGGAAGGAGAACAAGCAGATCATCGACATCCTCGACAGCAACTACAAGTCTCAGTACGAGGTCTTGAAGAAGGGTTTCATTGAACTTAAAACAAAGTTTGGAGGTAGTGACAATGTCTGATTACAAGAACCGTGATATCACTCAAGGTGCGCTGTTCGTCAACAACAGGAAGAACTCGCCCAACCAACCCGACTTTCGTGGGGAACTGACTATCAGCACAGCCCTGCTCAAGGAGTTGGTTGAGAAGGCGAAGGCAAGTGAAGAGCCGAAGTTGGCGTTGGCTGTCTGGAAGAAGAAGTCCAAGGCAGGAAACGATTTCATGAGCATCGCCGGTCAGATCCATGCTGAGTACAAGAAGACCGACAAGGTTGACGATTCCGAAATCCCTTTCTGAAGGAGGATATATGAAGAGCAAAGTCAAGAAGTCCCCTCTCATCCGAGCCTTGATAGACAAGGGTTCGTCTGATCAAGAGATCATCAAGAAGTTGTTCGTGTCTCCGCAATTGGTACACATTGTTCGACGGAACTATCTTCTTGAAAAGCAATCTCTTGCCAATACCAAAAAGAAGGTTGTCAACAAGAATCCGCCTAAGGTCAAGTTGGTCAAAGGCAACCATGAAACCAAGGCTGCATTGATCGCCATCATCCGCGCACTGGCGCGTGAATTGAAGGGGATGGACTGATGCTTTCGGTGTTGATGGATGTCATCCGTAGATGGAGGACATACAGAGACTTCGACTGGAGGCATGTCCCAAATCCTAACTGGGCATCGAAAAGGAACGGGCAGGAGTATTGGTGAAAGACGATTTTCTCAAGGCTTTGCAGATCGGGGTGAACCTGTCGAATGAGGACAGGTTTGACGATGCCATCAAGGAGTTCGACAAGGTCATCGAACTCTACAATCCCATGGTTCAAGCCCTCATCCAAAGGGGGCGCGGTCACTGGGAGATGAAGAGATGGTCATTGGCGGAGGAGGATTTCCTCAAAGCCAGTGCCATGGATTCCGACAACAAGGACATCCCATGGACTATGGCTCTGATGAACCTTCAGAAGCAGGACTTCGCCAAGGGGTGGGAGACCTTCGACCTTCGATGGCAATCCAAGAAGTTCGACAGCCCTCGTCTAAAGACCTCTAAGCCGCAATGGGAGCCTGATAGGGGCTACAAAGACCTACTGGTATGGTCGGAGCAGGGGGTAGGGGATCAGATCCTCTACTGCTCCCTGCTTCGTTCCCTTAAATCCCTTGTCCCGGAACTGACTGTCCTGATAGATGCCAGACTGATACCGTTGTTTAAACGATCATTCAATGACATCGACTTTGTTCCCCAGAATGCACAGGTCTGGGAGATTGATTCCCAGATTTCCATGGGGAGCATAGCCAAGACATTGGTTCCAACGATGGATGACATACCAAGGCTACGGGCAGACCCCTATCTGGTACCCGATTACAGCCGCTCTAGTGCCATTAGGGCGGACTTTGGACTCAAGCCGGGGGAGAGGTTGGTCGGGATCTCTTGGGCTTCTGGTGCGCCTCGTATTGGCAACCACAAGTCTGCCGCCCTGACCGACTTCCTGCCCCTGTTTCAGGTGCCGAACACCCGCTTCGTGAGTCTCCAGTATGGCGACCACTATGCGGAGATGTACGAACTGGAGAAGAGCCATGGCATCCAGATCGAACAGGTTCTGGATATCGATAACACCCAAGACTTGGATGGTCTTGTTGCCTTGATTACTGCCTGTGATGTTGTAGTCACCGTCAGCAATGTGACAGGACATCTGGCGGGGTCGGTCGGTGCCAGAACCTTCCTCCTCGATAGCAACAAACTCTGGTACTGGAACAGTTGTCATGGGAACCAGAACCTCTGGTACCCCTCTGTGACTACCTACCCAAAGGACAATGCTATCGCGCCTTGGACTCCCCAGATCGACACTCTGGTCAAGGATCTGAAAGACCATCTGTCTGGAGAGAAATCTATCTCGACATTTGTGTTCTTCAGGACAGGCACTGAAGAGGAACTTGTTTACGCCAAGAAGTTTGTGGCATCTCTTCGTGCGTCGAACCCGGATGCAGAGATCATCATGTGTACGAATCGTCATACCCCTGAGATTGAAGGGGTCACCAGAAGGTTCGAACTCACCCTCAACTCCAACGATTGGATGGAGTATCGGATGCAAGCCTATGCCGAACTTCGTTTAGACAGACCGGCTATGTACTTGGACGATGACATGATCGTCAACGCAAGCATCGACCCAAAGAAGTTGTTGGGGGGCATGAATGTCCTGCTCTGCGAGAGATCATTCTATCGAGAATCGCAGTTCAACACCCACATGAAAGGGATAGATTTCCAAGAACACAAGGGCAAGACGATACATCAGGTCTATCCATACCTTGCCTGTGCGACCGTGACCAAGGACTACATGTTCTGGGCAGATTTGCTGTTCATCATGGACTACATCTCACCTAAGTACCGCAAGTGGTACGGGGATCAGGAGTGCATGAGGATATGGTCTCAGACCGCAGATGATGATGAATATGGGGTCATATCAGAAGAAGACTATGCCTGTCTTCCTGAGTATCTCTCCGGAAAGAACCCGAAGATTATCCATTACAAAGGAAATCGCAAATTGGAGATGCTGAAATGAAACAGGTTAAAGGTTGGTGGTTGCCTGATGAAGAGCATCATATCGGTCATTACTTCGAGGCCATCAACGAAGGAGAGTATCAACCGATCCACCAGAAAGAATCGGTTAAACATTGCAAGGAGTTCCGCACAGCAGTGGATATCGGAGCGCATGTAGGGCTATGGGCGCGTGGACTTACAGAAAGATTTGATGCTGTCATAGCCTTCGAACCTTGCGAGGAGTTCGCGCAGATACTTGCCCATAACGCACCGAAGGTGAAGACCATCCATAAGGTTGCCTTGGGAGAACGATCTGGACTGGTGAAGATGGTGATCGAGCCTGACAACACAGGCTCAACCCATGTTGATCGTAAGGCTTCTGGCAATGTTCCAATGATGACGCTTGATCATTTCCAGTTGACCGATGTGGACTTTGTGAAGATCGATGTCGAGGGATATGAACTAGAAGTCATCAAGGGTGGATTCGATACTTTCAAGAACAACGATCCGGTAGTGATCATTGAGCAGAAGGATCGGTATGTTATCCCTGAGCAGGGTAAACATGCGGCAGTGCGATTTATGATGCGGGAATTGCAGTACCGAATTATTGGTAAAGTGATCGATGACTGGATCATGAAGAAACTATAAACATTCAAGATCATAAGTAGAGAGGGGGAGTTAATGAAACGCGAAGAACTTATCCTGATGGTGCAAGAAGCGGTCGTTGAGTTTCCCAACGCAAACCCTTTTGATTTTAGACTTATCAAAATCGAAACGATTGAACGCTTTGCCGCCCTTGTTGCCGCTGCCGAGCGGGAGGCATGTGCAAAAATCTGTGACGGATACACACAGTACGGCGACCCGATTACGAACTGGTCAATAGACTGCGCCGCTGCAATTCGTGCGAGGGGGAATGAATGAAACGCGACTTATACGACTTCACTATCTCACCGGACATGCCCAAGGAATTACATACAACCTTGTATTATTTCCCGCATAAGAAGAAAAGTAGCACCTCCATTCCACCGACTGGCCCTGCATTCAGAGATCCACCATGCATGGCAGTGCATTACGACATAGACGGAAATCTGTTGTTCACGCGGTTCATCTTCAGAGATGGCACATGGAAGGACGAAAAATGACCTTTGGAGAACATGACTGGCTCCGCGCAGAAGATTCGGAATGAAGTTGGAAATGATATGTGATGATTGTTTCTGGTCTGCTGAGATGACAAGAAAGACCGGACTCATCTGGTGTTCGCACAAAAAATGGCATGGTTGGATGCGATACGCAGTCTGTAAAGGATCGGACTGGAAGAAAGAAAACCGCGATTAAACGGCAGGGAACAACGGATGAAAGGTCAAGACAACGGAGAAAGCATGAAAGTGTTTGTCGGCTACGACAGCCGCGAGGATATTGCGTACCGGGTCTGCGCGGGTTCTATGCTTGATAACAATCAGGGAAAGCCCCTGAGCATATCCCCGATACGACAATATGAGATGCGTGATAAGGGGCTGTATTGGAGAGGCGAAGACCCGCTTTCATCTACAGAGTTCTCGTTTACACGATTCCTCACGCCGTACCTTGCCGGATACAAAGGGTGGGCTTTGTTCTGCGACTGCGACTTCCTGTTCCGCAAGAGCATCGATGGCCTTGAGAAATACATGGATCCATCAAAGGCATTGATGGTGGTCAAGCACCAATACAACCCACCTGAGAAGGTCAAGATGGACGGCAAAGTCCAGACCCAATACCCCAGAAAGAACTGGAGTTCCTTCATGCTTATGAACTGCGAACACCCGTCTGTCAAAGCGTTGACCCCTGATGTGGTGAACACAAAGACAGGCTTGTATCTGCATAGATTCAGTTGGCTAAAGAATGCCGACTTAGGAGCGTTGCCGCTCCATTACAACTACCTTGAGGGTTGGAACACAAAGGAGGAATGCCCTGATCCGATAGGCGTTCACTTCACCCGTGGTGGCCCTTGGTTCAAGGGACACAAGCAAGTCGAGTATGGTGATGAGTGGTTGGAATTCGCAAAGAGGATTAACCATGAATGAAGAAGATGTCTCGTATCTTGATATCCCTAAAAAGGAGACCGAGAAAGTATGGTGCAAGATAGGCGAAGCCGGTAACTTGGAATTTGTAGATTGGGAGATCATCAAGGGGATGGCTGACAAGTTCGATATCACTCGCCCACAGGACAGGAGCGAACAGATGTTGATTGCCAAACTTATGTGGTTGGTGCGAGAGGAATCTCGTAAGGAATTTTCAGGTGTCTAACGAAAACAATGGGGGAGACCCCGGATCTTGGCAAAGGGAATGGGACAAGCGTCCGCATACCACAGATGAGTTACGCCAAGAGATAAAGGAACTCAGGGAAAGGATCAAAAGTTATTTGATAGACATAGAAAAGCGCGACCGAAAGATAGAAGAACTTGCCGAAGAGTTATTCTTGTTGAACAAGTACTTCTCCAAGTCACTCATGAATGAGAAAGAATGATGATATGGCAGAAAGAAGACATCCTTGAGGTGTTGCAATGGGTCGAAGATGCTTCTGGTGAGATAAGAAGCATCGCCACAGAGATGGAATTTATAGTCATCAGCGAACTGTTTAAAAGGTGCGCTGAAGAAATACGCTCCCTTAGGTCAGAGATAGCAGAACTGAAAACGAAGAAACAACGCAGGAGAAAACCATGAATCTTCAAGATGCCATCTTTTTCACGGAGGTGGACTATGCATTGGAAGAAGCGCAGTTCTTGGTGGAAACGACCAAGGCCAAGCATTCTGTCATCCAAGCCAATGGGAAGGATGGGATGAAGTTCTATGTGATCCCCACAGAATTTGTCTTAGATATCAGAGTCATTGAAACCTTTAGTCCATGAACCCCATCATCAACCTTCTTCCTTGGGAATATGAATGGGTATGCCATGTCGGGGCGAGGAGACACGCCGCGAATTGGTGCAGGTCAGATGCCAAGCACTATCACAGGGAAAGGATGGAGGATGACAGGACGGCTTCAGTCGCCGCCTGTGCTGCGGAACTGGCGGTAGCGAAGCACATTAACCGGTACTGGTCAGGGCATGTCTGGGATCACCGCGACCACAATCAGTACAAGACAATGCCGGATGTGGGTACGAACATCGAGGTTCGCCGTATCAGGACAAGGGACAAGGCCGCTGTCAGGAAGATACAGGTAGGGAAAGGCTTAGTGTTGTTCGTCGCCAAGCCGATCATGCCTGAGATACGGAGCGTAGAGATCTATGGATGGATGAAATACGACGAGGCATGGGAGGTCGGCATCCAGTCTGACTATGACGCAGATACCCGGCTCATCGGCACGGAGTATTTAAACGCATATGAATCCAGAACTTGAAACTGCTATTG